CCATTCCCTTGTGCAGTTCTAAAGCACCATTACCCTGATGTCCCAAACCATGGGGACATGTCACTCTTGCCAGAGAAGATTCTGTCTGGCCAAGTTGAAGCCCCAGACTTGTTCTGCGGCGGCACTCCATGCCAAGCCTTTTCTGTGGCTGGCCTTCGTAATTCTCTGGATGATGCCAGAGGCAATCTTTCACTCACCTTTGTAGGGATAGCAAATGCAATTGACCATGTTCGATCTCTTCGAGGAGATTCTCCAGCAATCGTCTTCTGGGAAAACGTGCCAGGAGTCCTCAACACTAAAGACAATGCCTTCGGCTGCTTTCTTGGAGCGCTTGCCGGTGAAAGTGAGCCGATCACAGCGCCAGGGGAAAGATGGTCAAACGCTGGTTGTGTGTTTGGCCCCCAAAGAACAGTCGCGTGGCGAGTCCTCGATGCCCAATATTTCGGAGTGGCCCAACGCCGCCGCCGTGTGTTCGTTGTCGCAAGTGCTAGAGACGACATCAATCCCACAGAGGTTCTTTTTGAGTTCGAGGGCTTGCGCAGGGATACTGCGCCGAGCCGAAAAGAGGGGAAAGTCACTCCCACCATCTCTTCAAGCGGCACTGGAGTCAGTCGTGTCGGATTTAACTGTGAAGACGAATGGTTTATAGAAACGTCAGTTGTTGGTGCATTGGATACCGAGTGCGGTGGCAACAAAATGAATCATCAGACTATCAATAGTGGTCATTTACTGCCTGTCAGTTCATTTTATGAAAGTAGCCTTGCTCAATATCGTGAAGCCAATGTCAGCGGTACGATCAAGGCTTCGGGCGGTGTTGCAGGCGGCGGGAGTGAGACATTTTTGGCTCAACCCATCCCTTTAAATACCATGAATTTGTTGGGTAGAGAAGTTGAAAATACTCAGCGTGGATTCGGTGTTGGTAAACCTGGTGACCCGTCTCCTACATTAACCAAATCTCATAGCCATGCCGTGGCGCAGCCAATACCGATCCACGATCAAGCCACGCGCCATGCAGGCAAGAATGGCGATAAAACTATGGGCAAAGGTAATGGCCTTGGTATTGGCCAACCTGGTGATCCAATGAACACATTGACCAAAGGCGACAATCATGCTGTAGCTTATAACATTGCACCAGGCAAGGGCGAATTAAAAGACGACATCCATGTTACTGATGCACACATCTCAAAAACCATTGATGCGTCTGGCAGTAACCCATCTATGCATCAAGGCGGTGCGGCTATTGTTCAACCAATACCTTTTGACACAACTCAGATTACAAGCAAAGCTAATTACAGCAAACCCCAACAAGGTGATCCATGCCATCCATTGGCGGCAGGAGCTCATCCACCAGCGATAGCGCAAACAATGGCCGTCAGAAGACTCACCCCTGTAGAGTGCGAACGTCTCCAGGGCTTTCCCGATGGTTACACCAATATCCCTTGGCGCAAAGCTGCTGAATCACCTGATGGTCCAAGGTATAAAGCGCTTGGCAATAGTTGGGCCGTGCCAGTTGTGGCATGGCTTGGACAAAGAATTAAGGATCAACTTCAATGAAACCCACCAACCACTACCATGTGCCGAATGAGCAGTTTATGAATTCTCAGAAAGAATTACCACTGGCCCTTGATGCCTGCCTCGACCTGGTCAAAGACTTACTCTCACCAGAAGTCTATGGCCACGCAATGCCTGATGAAGTTAAAAGCCGCGCATTCGTGGTCAGGGCCATGCTGGAGCGCTTAAAAGCACGAATGGAGGCCAGTGATGCCTAGAGGCAATAAACCCCGTGTAAGCCCCGCTATTGAGGCGGCCTTGCAGAAAAAAGGCAATCTGTCTGACCTTGATCTGGCCAAGATGTACTTTTGTGTGCGCAGAAGCGCAGCCAGAATCCTGTTTGACATGCACCGCCATGAGCTGGTCCACATCTCTGGCTACACCAGAGTGAGCGCCAATGGCCAGTGGCGGCCACTGTGGTCATGGGGTGAGGGTGTGGATGCAATTGCGCCTGGTCCAGTGCCAGGCATCGAGCGCATCAGAAAACACCGCGAGAAAATGAGCGCTGATGACAAAGACTTCAGCTTGGCCAGACGCCGCCAGAAAAGACGGGTCGTCAAACGCGACCCTCTTGTGGCTGCGTTTTTTGGGTCTTAGTTATGGTGCGACATAGTCGGGCAACATTCCACCAATCTGGCCAGAGCTTCTGCCTGCAATACCAGCAGCTCTTGCGCGAGATTCGTTCATTCTCCTAACAATCTCAGCCAGTTGGGTCAATTGCTGTGGATCACGCGAGAGCAAGATGCGGCCAATCTCATTTCGCACCGCCTCTGGGGTTTGAGTCTGACGAGCCATATTGGTGGCAGCCGTGACAATAGCCATTGGGCTTCCAGAGGATACCGCGCCAGCTGTCTGAGCCAATGGTGCGACATCAAGATCAGCCTGCCCAGCCAATCTAGCGGCAGTTTGCGATCCACGGCCAGCTGATTCCAATTTCTTAAGTTGCTCTTCTTTCAGCACAGTTGCTGTGTATGCCTTGTAATCATTTCCAAATGCAGCCTTCAATCGGGCTTGAGTTGCAGGCTCTTTGTAAAACTTGAGCAATGATGTTTGGCCAGCCTCTGTGCCGGTCTTTTCACGCAAACCTTGCAACACGCCAATTCTGAATGCGTCAATCTCTGATGGACTCATTCCTCTTGTGGCTTGCTGAATGTCCAGAATGTCGCCCTTCATCACACTCTTACCAATTTCAGCAGCATCTATCATTTGGGATGGTCCAGCCCATGTCTTCATGGCCAAGGTATATGCAGACTGGCCACCCACCTTGGGTGACTTGGACTCAAGCACCCCAACTAATTTCTCACGCACATCATCGTATGCATTGGCTTGTGAATTTTGTCCGGCTTTTCTTAATTCTTTTGATGCGTCATATAAAGATTGCTTCAATGTATCTAAGACATTCATTGGCACTTGCTCACCATACTTGAGCTTGGACAAATCAATTGTCTGACCAGTCTTGGTCTGAAATAACAATTCAGAAGCGCCTTGAACACCTTTAGATTTATTAAATACATCAGTTAAAGAATTGTCAACTTGCAAAACCGCTTTATCGATGGCTGCATAGTAGGGGCGTGATTCAGCAAACCTTTGAGCGCTGAAATTGTCCAAAGTCTGTAAAAACTGAGCGCCACTAGTTCCAAGTGTTTCGTCAGCGCCAGTCATCAACCGACCGGCACGGCCAACTTGGCGCTCACGAATGGCGCGCTCTGTAGCAGCTGCCGTTGTGCCAGGCAATGTGGCCTGCACATCGAGCAAATTGCGTGTTGATGCCCCACCCACATCAGCAATGCGAGCCTCTGGGCCTAATTTCAAAAGTCTGGCCTGCGCTCTGGTCAATGCGTTTGCCCCTGTCAATGGCTCTGGCACATCACGAATCAAAGCCTCACCAACTTTTTGCTGGGCATAAGTTCCAGCAGCTGTGGGAGACATGCGCGCCATGACCTGACGACCACCAGCGCCAACCATGCTCATTACCGGCTGAGTGGTAACACCAAGGCTGCCACCGACCAATGCGCTTTTGCCAGCCTCTTTCAGCACATCCAATGCGTCATCTTCGTATGAGCCACCAAGGCCGCTGACAAATCCATAGCCAGCACCAGAGCCACCAGCTTGGGCCATGCGCTGGCCTAAACCCATGACTTGACCAGCACCAGGCGCGGCAGTCATGTATCTGCCTGCTGCTTGAATTGATGGCGCAACACTTGGCGCCACCTTCCCGATTGCAGGCAGTGCAGCTCCACCAACATTTCTCGCGACAGTGCTTGGCAGGCCGCCAAGGACCATTGGCAAACTGGCCACCATCTGGCCACCAGCCGCCTTGAATGGCGCTTCTTGCTCATAGGACTCAGCAGCACCGCGCATGATGTCACGGCCTTGTGCGTAGGCTTCACTTAATGGAATGCCTTGCTCGATGGCTGCAAATGGAGCGCCGACCGCCCCCACAATTTTGGGGAATGCGTTGAATGTTGGGCCTTGCATGGCGCTGACAAATCCGCGAAATGCCGTTGGCAGTTCTGTGCCTTCTCGGTAGGCCGGAGACTGGCCCAAGAATTTTAGGATTTCAGCTGGCTTGTATTGGCTCTCAAGCGCAGTGGTGATTTGTGGTCCAACAGTTGGCATTTGGGCCAAGAATTGAATGATTTCGTCATCCTTGTAGCCAGCTTTTTGAGCTTCTTTTATTTTCTCTTTAATGCCATCCATGATCAGCCTCCTGGTATTCCAAAGATGTTACCAAGGGATGGTCTTGTTGTACCACCGCCGCCTGTGGATGGCGTTGCACCGCCGCCTGCACCAGGCGCATTGCGCATCAATGATGGGATTTTTGCTGGAGCGCCAAGAGCTGTATTAAGGTTTTTAAAACCATAAGCCTGACCAAATCCTTCATATTCACCGCGCTTTTGGTTGTATGCCTGCCCAGCAGCTGCATACAGTTCGTTGGCCAAAGCCTTAAAGTCATCCCGCTGTGTAGGCGTGAGCTTTTGGCCAGACATCATGTTGCTGAAATAGTTCTGCAATCTGTCCATGCGGCCAGAGGCAGCCATGGCAATTGCCAATTCAGACTCGCGCACCACAGAGCCTGGGTCTAGCAATTTCATAATCTTGGTAGCACCAGCAACATCACCAATTGGTGTGCCTGCGCTCAATGATGAAACCACCTGACCAAATGCGGCCTGCATGTCGCTGAAGTCTTTATAAATTGGCTCGGATTTAAATGCCTTACCAAGACTCATTTCATTCTCAAAGCCCTTTTGTCCACTAGTCATGTCTACTGGTACTTTGACATTGACATTGGTTGCACCAGAC